TTGACTTGGTCGCTCGCTGACATAACAACAGCAGTAACGCTGATACAAGAGAGGAATGGTCATGGCTGACAAAGTAACCGTCAAGATGACCCCTGACTCTCGGGATCTTAAATCGCTTTACAAGGCATTTCGTGAGATGGATGAGGGTGCAAAAAAAGCCCTAAAAGATGACGTGACCAGCATTAGCCAGTGGTCGGCCACAGAGATGCAAAGCAGCTATAACTTGAACCCATTGCCAGCCCAAGCCCAAAAGGTCGCGGCAACTATTCGAGCCAACAAGGATCGCATACCTAACGTAACCATTGGTGGCAGTAAAGGTCGATTTAGTGGCGGCGCGGTATCTGGTCAAGTGTTGTTTGGATCAGAGTTTGGTGGCCCAGCACCTTTTGAGAATGGTGGCCGCCGCTTTCCTGATCGATCACCTGCACAGGGTCGAGGTAACGAGGGCTATGGCATTTTCATAACCCTTAAAAGAATCCAGCCAGAATTGACACGCCGTTGGAAAGATGCGGTAAGCAAAAGAGTTATAGAAAAGTGGGATGACAACAATGGCTGACGTAAGAACACTCAAACTTAATTTGCTTGCTGATGTAGACCAATTTGGTCGAAGTCTGGCACAGGCTGATAACGATGCCAAGGGATTTGCTGGCGGACTTAAAAAATACGGCAAAATTGCCGCTGCGGCTTTTGTAGTTGCTGGCGCAGCTGCTGCCGCTTATGCCGTCAAAATCGGCATCGATGGAGTCAAGGCCGCAGTCGAGGATGAAGCATCACAAAAGCAACTTGCCGAAGCCTTAAAGAACACAACCAATGCCACCGATGCACAGATCAAGTCAACAGAGGCTTATATCACCAAGCAACAGTTGGCCTTTGGCGTAGCGGATACTAAATTGCGCCCGGCACTGGCAAACCTAGCCCGAGCCACTAGCGATGTAGGCAAGGCACAAGAACTAACCAACCTTGCCTTAGACATTTCAGCATCGACTGGCCGCGATCTTGAAACAGTATCGCTGACTCTTGCCAAGGCGTATAACGGAAACATTGGTGCGCTAACCAAATTGGGCATTCCACTTGATGAAAACATCAAGAAAACAAAAGATTTTAACGTAGTCCAAGATGAACTTGTACGGTTATTTGGCGGCGCAGCTAAGGCAAACACCGAAACCTATGCAGGTCAGTTGGCCATCGTCACAGAGCGCGTAGGCGAACTTAAAGAATCCATTGGTGTGGCATTACTGCCAACCATGAAAACCTTGCTAGAGGAAGTCAACAAAGTTGCCAAGGGATTTAGTGGCGAGGATCCAGAGGGATTGAGTAATCGTGCCAGAGAACTAGCTGGAAACTTTGAGGGCGATGGCGCATTTAGTTTAGGTGGCGCACTTAGAGCAGTTACTGATGCTTTTGGCAATCTATTTTCAACTGTCACAGATGGTGGCCCAGGTGCTGCCAGCATGATGGAACGGATAGCAGCATCACTAGAAACAGTCGCCAACGCAATCAATAGCATTTCAAATGCCTACCAGGCTGCACTGCCTGCATTGCGATTTATCCAAAACCCATTGAACTTAAACATTCCAGCCGCAGGGTTTACACCAAGACCAAAAGGCAATGCAGCTGGTGGATCAGTAGGCGCAAATGAAATCACTCGGGTCGGGGAATTTGGTCCAGAGTTGTTTATTCCTAATGGTAAATCAGGCTCAATACGTCCAGACAATGGCGGCGGCGGCGTAACCGTAATTATGAATGGCATTATCGATGCAGAGTCTGCTCGCCGATCGATCGAGAAGCTGCTACAAAACAGCGCAAGGCGTACTGGCCCAATTAACTTGGTCGGGGCTACATTGTGACCGTATACACGCCATACCCAAAAGTGATCTTTGCTGGGGTAAATGAGTATGCAGACAACACAATTAGCAACATCTCAATAAGCCTTGGCCGCCGCGACATCTACGAGCAGGCCTTGGTCGGCATTGCCAATGTAAGGCTGTGGACTGATGCAGACACCGCGCTAAACGTAAACCTATCGGACAGCATTCAGATACAAGTCAAGGATTCAACCAATACTTACCGCACCATTTACACAGGCACAATTTCTGATCTTGACATCAGCCTTGATGCGTACGGCAGTGAGGGATCGGTGGCAATTTACAGCATCACAGCCGTTGGTCCATTGGCAATCCTTAATCGCTTTACAACAGGCAGTCTTGGATTTGCCAAAGAGTTTGACGGCACACGGGTATTCAACATTCTCTCGGATGCATTCCTGGAAAATTGGGATGAGGTAGTGCCAACTCTCACTTGGTCAGCTGTGAGCAACCTTGCCACATGGGCCAACTGGGGTGGAACTAACCAGACTTTGGTTGATGATTTGGTGGCTGACATTGATACGCCCGGCACTTACGAATTGACGGCCTATACAGGCGGTGTGGCCAATGCCCTATCGCTTGCCCAAGAAGCTGCCCAATCTGGTCGAGGATTCCTTTATGAAGCCCCTGACGGCTCTATTCACTACGAGTCCTACACGTCCAGAGCAACACAGACACCGCTTACCCTTACTGACGATGACCTGTTGGCTGTGGGTCTGCGACAGGCCGCCCAGTGGTCAGAGATCGTCAATGACGTGACCTTGACCTACAAAAACAACCAAGAAAAGTATGCGGCTGATTACACTAGCCAGCAATCCTATGGCGAACTATCAGGCAGCCGATCCACGCAGCTAGAAAACGGCGCAGATGCCCAAAGTCAAGCCAACTCATTCTTGGAAAGTCGCGCCTACCCGCGCACATACCCAGAGGAACTTACAATTCCATTGCATAGCCCAACTGTTAGCGATGCCACCCGGGATGCACTAATCTTGATGCACGTTGGATCAGCTGTGTACACGCAAGATTTGCCAGCAGTATTTGGTGGCACTTTCGATGGCTTTGTCGAGGGCATCAAGTGGAATCTTGACCGCTACACAGCCAACATGACTTTGATTTGCTCGGCAATTTCCGAGACATACCCAAACCAAGTTTGGCTGCAAATCGCGCCAACCATTACATGGGCAGGGTATACTCCAACTACGACAGAATGGCAGGACTTATAGCATGGCAACAACCACTCCGAACTACGGCTGGCCAGTACCAACCAGCACCGATTACGTCAAGGATGGCGCAACAGCAATTGAGGCTTTAGGCGATGCCATTGATGCGACACTTTTTGCAAAAGCCAAAATTCTGCAAGTAGTCAGCACAGCCAAAAGCGACACTTTTACAACAACCAGCACTTCTTTTACTGATGTAACAGGTTTATCAGCAACCATTACGCCATCTAGTGCAACTAGCAAAATTTTTGTTTTAGTAATGCTTACTGGACAAGGTGCTAGTGGTACAGCTTCTTTACAAGGTCGTTTAATGCGAGGCAGTACCGCTATTGCGATTGGCGACGCCGCTAGCAGTCGTGCAAGAGTTTCAGTTGGCAATTTAGACGCAGGTGTAACTACAAATGTTACGACGCCAATAATGTTTTTAGACAGCCCAGCAACAACAGCAAGCACTACTTACAAAATACAAATTTTATGTAACCAAACTCCAAACACCGTTTTTGTAAACCGTTCTTCAACTGATACAGATAGTGTTCAATTTGGAAGGGGAATTAGCACAATAACTCTTATGGAAGTGAGCGCATAAATGGACATACCAGCAATCCTTGCAAGCAAATTTAATGGTGCTCAATGGATACTAAACGGTGATGATTACGAGGGTTTAGAGTGGTTAAGCGAGACACCAAAAAAACCAACTCTGGCTAAATTGACGGAGTATTGGCCAACAGTTGAAAGCGAACTACAAGCCAAAGCCGATGCAAAAGCGGCAACACGCGCCAGCGCACTAGCCAAACTCGCAGAACTTGGATTAACTGCCGAGGAAATTGCAGCACTCTAATACTAAACACAGGGCCATGACACGAAAGGGCAATCATGGCCTTACCGATTAAAAATGGCAAGATAACAACTGCCTACAAGAAGCCAGGCAAGATGTGGTCAAAGGGCTACCACACAGGTGTTGATTTTGCTGTGCCAGTTGGCACACCAGTATTAGCAGTAGCTGACGGCAAAATCGAAAACGCTAACTGGGGCAAGTCATACGGAAACCAGGTTGTGCAAAAGGTCGATGGTGGCTGGGTAATCTATGCACACCTAAACGCAGTACGAGTCAAGCCAGGCGCAACGGTTACAAGGGGCCAAATTGTTGGCGAATCAGGCAACACAGGAAACTCATCAGGGCCGCATCTACATTTTGAGATGCGCGACAACATTAGATGGTCCGCAGGAAAGGACCTTGATCCGAAAGCGATCCTTGGAGCATGAACAAAACAAAAAACATTCTGTTACGCATGGTGGCAGTTTTTGCAGCTAGTAGCCTTTCAGTAGTCGGAGCATCAGCTGTGGCAGGTGTCGAGCCAGCCAAGGCAATTATCATCGCTGGCATTGGTGGTGTGGCCGTAGTGATTGAGGGACTAGCCCGGGCATTCCTCAAAGACGGCAACCTAGATGATGCAGAGATTAACGACATCTTTACGGATGCCGATAAGAAACTAGAAAAATGAGCCAACTTTGGAAAGTTGATTCAGGTGCTAGCAAGCAATCAATTCCACCAAAGGCTTGGACATGGGTCGAGTATCCAAAGGGCATTGCTTACAAGGTAGACAAGGCTGGTCAGTGGGAATGGATTACAATTCTGCGCGTGGAGTTTAGCAAGGGCGGATCGGTACTGCGTGGCCGCTTTGGTCGTTACCCTGGCACTGACAAGTTAGATGAAACTGGTCACGATGATAAGAACATCGGCGGCTGGGATGGCAAGGTTTATCACCTGCACTGGTCACACACCATCGACTGTAATCCATCGATGCCGGTGGGTTTTTGGATCTGGCATGATTCAGCTGCGCCGATAGTCCTAGACGGCAGGCAGATTAAGGCCAAATTGGTCTGATG